GGGTGTCAGGCAAGAGGAGGCTCCAGAAACACGAAAGCCGCGCAGTGCGCGGCTTTGAGTATGGTGGGCCCAGTAGGACGCGAACCTGCGACCAAGGGATTATGAGCCGTTATTAGTGGCCCAGCATATGGGCTAAAGCTTGATAATTCTACCTTTCCCGGAAGTTTTTCCGTCATTTGCGGAAAGTATCAGCAGCAGGTGTGGACGGAATGTGGACGGTCAAACGCCAATCCCTTTCTCCTCTCTTCAAAGCCTTTCAGGATGTGAAATCAGGTCTGTTCGTACCAGCGCTCTCTAGTGTCTGGCTAACGCGAGCTTTTACGCCCTCATTCAAATTGCACAAAAAAATCATACGCGTCCCGTTGGCGGGAGGGGGAAAAGTGCTTTCTTTGCCCGAGCTTTTTCGGCCCTGTGACAATTTTCTTGGGGTTTGACGTTTGGTCATTGTCCTCATTTGCTTGGAACAACCGTATTGCGGTCAGACTGAACTCTTTGAGTTGTATGGGTGGTTGGTTAGCGTTTTAGCACTTTAGCGTTTTAGTTTATTGATTAACTCTTTCAGTTTATTGATTAACTCTTTTAGTTAATTAATTTAGGTGTTTGGTTGATTGCCGTTTTTAGTGGTGTGAGTGTGCTGGAACGGTAGCCAAAGCCAAGCAGGGCTGGGGGGGAGAGCCCTAGCGCGTACTCATAGCAAATGAGCTTGGTAAAAAGTTTTGAAAAGAGTGGTTTTTCTTCAAGAAGTCAGTTGTAATATTCGGGCAGGCAATTGTCTGCAATAGCGGCTATTGGTTTCCAGTAGTCAAAAAAAATCGCATATGGGGTTTAAACCATGAGCACAAATTATAATTTCCACGGGAGTATTAAGTATGGTGAGCGGGGCAAAAAAACAAAGCGGCGATGTTGAGCAGGAGTTTCAATCGGCACTATCTAAGCACCCAGATGTGGTAGTGACGATTGATACGGATACGCTGTGGGCTCGTGTACAACCCACCGAGTTTGACAACCCAGTTTTCTACAACCGAGACTCTGACACGCGTTATGGGGATCCAGAGAAGGAAATCGGCGTTTGTTACGTGGCAGGCAGTAGCAAGGTTGCTATTGCGGAGACATTCCAGCATGGGCCGGACGGCCCCGGTTCTTCTGTCTTGATGGAAGACATTATGAATCGGTCTCTCCATCAGCTGAAGGCGGCTCGTCCGCTGAAGGTGATTGATGTAGGGGTGCTTGCTGCTTACACGGGGCGGAAAGTAAGAGCTATCGTTGAAGCTAAGGGGCAAGGTAGTGAAGGTTACAGCCTTACCCAAACGCTGAGTGCTGTGAGCATGAGATATGGTCCTGAGATTGATGGTCTCCTCTATACCTCTACTGTGTTACCCGGAGCAGCTTCACTTGAGTGGTGTAATCTTGTGTTGTTCGAAGGAAGAAAAACACAGTTAGTGCCTGTAAGTTCAGAGCCTTTAGCGGAGGCCCTGCTTACAGACGATAAAACGGCGGTGGAGTTCTTGGTAGACTTGAACCTGTCCGTAGTATAAGAAGCCGGACTCCCTTGCAGGAGTCCAGTTTTTACTTGCCCATTTCCAAACGGTTTTTAAAGTCTCGAACGATGATCTGGAAAGCAGAATCATTGTCCAGGAGCTTATAGCGAGGCTGCACGTTTTCGGTTTCGCCTGGATTGGAGAAATCCATCGGCTGGGCCAGAAAACCAACCAGAAGATTTATCTTTGACTCATCCTCTGGGTCGATATCTAACGCTTTAAGAAGCTTGTTTATCGGTGCAGTAGCTTTGTTTTTTTCGAACTGGAAGTCAGGATAGTACTTGCGTCGATTATTGGTGAATGCAATTACTTGACCTGCTTTCGTCTTTTTGCTCAAGGCTTGCTTCGTGATACCAAGTATTTGGCATGCATCGCCCGCATCAAGAAGGTCGTACGACGATTTAACTGCTTCAAACGCATTTGCTTTTAGCTTAGCGAAAGCGATTTCGTTACGTGCTTTAACACTTAACGGCTTATCGCTGGCTTTGCTGGTCTTTTTGATAATTACAGCCAAAGCCTTATCGTCGTCGAGCTTCGCAGCATCGATAACCACGGATTCGGATACGTTGTTCATCCGGGCTATGAATTTCTGCACGAGCGAGGCCTTAGCTTCGTCAATTGACTTGACGTTGCTGTGGGATCTCTCAATCGTTGCGCTGTTCATAGGTTCTCCTCCGTTGCTCACATTTGAGCACGTAAGCAAAGCCTACGCCCCGCCAAGCGCCTATGTCAACCTGTCAACCTGTCCACTCGTCAACAAAATGTTGCTTTCACCAGCCCCCTACCGGCATAAATAGCACCAGAACGTGCCCCAGTGATTTTGGGCGTTATCTAATCTTTGGAGCTCACTCATGCCGATCCTGTACACCGCCACATATTCAAATAACCTTGACGCATTGCGTCAGCAGGCTCCCAAGGTTGCCGAGCTGATTGGTCGAATCGCCGAGGCTATAAGGCCAGAGCTTCAACGCCTGAATCCTGAGGATCTGGAGAACGTATTGTTTGTTCACGCCGATGCTGTTGCTCAGCAAATACCGTCCTGTGTTACGCGTCTGGCCGTCTGGCTGAATCTGCTGGCAGCGCCTAAGGTCAAAGCGTTGGAGCACCGTGAAGTGGCTGCCTTTGTCAATGAAGCGGCCAGCCTCGGAGGGCTATCCGGGGTAGTGCCGGGATAAGCGCATACTAAAACCGGCCTGACGTGGGTAGGATCACCAACAGTTCGAAGCATCCCAGCCCCGTCACCCTAATCCTCTGAACTCATCAACCCCCGCCCAACCCACTCCGCCACCTGCGTAACAACGGCATTTCCGGCACCAAAAGCCTCCGCAAGGTTGGCCGCATCCAGTCCGAGGCAAAGCCCATCATCTTCAGCCGTTCGCTGCCGCTCAACCATCTGATCCCATCCGTGCGGTTCAGCGACGAGAGTGGTACAGCCCATAGTGATTTGGTATCCGGCTTTGTTTGCCAATAGAGTATTGGCAGCCCAGGCATCCGCGGGGCGTGGCCAGCGCTGCGATTGAGACGCTGGAGATATTGCGTCCACTGGCGCGGCGTCAGCCAGGAACTGGATGGGGGGCATACGTCGATAACCGGCGACCAGGAATACCCGGCGACGTTGCTGGGGGACTCCGAAATATTGAGCATTAAGCACTCGCCAAAATCCCACATACCCGCAGTCCGCAAGGGCCCGGATGACTGTCTCAAAGTCTCGGCTATCGTTGACAGCGAGCAGGTTAACGACGTTCTCAAGGACCACCCAGCGAGGTTGTGTTTCTTTGAGGATTCGTATGACTTCCCAAAACAGTCCGCTGCGCTCGCCTTGTAGCCCTCGGGTGCCACGGTTGCTCTCTCGGCAGCCCGCAATACTGATGTCCTGGCAGGGGAATCCTGCGGTGATGACATCGACGGCGCACAAGTTGTGGGCCCCGCACTGGCGCACGTCTTCAAATTGGCGTGCATGGGGAAATCGATCGGCAAGCACAGCCCGGTTGACTGGGTTGAGCTCGACTTGCCAAGCGGTGCGGTATCCGGCGTTTTCAAATCCGACATCAAAGCCTCCTATGCCTGCGAACAGGCTGCCTATGGTGGGTTGCTGCATGCTTGAACTCGTTGTTCTGAATGCTCGCGGCACGCTGGCGGGAGGCTCTTGGCCTTCAAGTGGTTTAGTGTCCGGCAACGCGGGCACTTGATCTGTAATTCATCAAAACCGCTGACCGCGGCGAGTTTGCGCGCGCAGTGGCCGCAACGTATGTCTTGCATTGATTCATCCGGTAATGGGTTTCAACTGCCCGGCCAGTACCTGAGCAGCCCCTGCATGTGTTGAAAATGCACTGGCATTTCCCGGCGGTGGTGTCGGGCCGTGAGTGTGACTGGCGATGGCAGTGTTCATCTGTTCCACCAGGTCGAGCAGGTCGCATAGCACTTTCAGTACATTGACCCCTTCGGAGCCCAGCCAGGTCTTGGGCGCCTGCAACCGTTGGCCGATCATTGCCACGCTTTCGCGCAGGCCCTGGACGCGCTCCTGCAGGTCGCCGCCTACCGCGGTGTTGTGCTTCTGCCCGACCACCAGATTCAAATCCCGTCCAGTGGCCATGTGCAGATCATCAACCGCCGCCAAGCTCGCGAATCCGCCCGATAACAGTTTCAAAGCGCCCAAGGCTTCCAGTGTCTTGATCCCGCCGACGGACTCGCTGCTGTGGTCGTCTACCGTCACTGAACTGGCCTGATAGTGCTCGGTATTTTCCAGCGCCTGTACCTGGCGTTCGCTGGCTTGATCGGTGATACGGGCGTCGGTCTGGCGTAGCCAATTACCCTCGGCGTCGGCCCGTTGTTGCACCGCTTCGCTGTGTTGCCACAACAGATCGCCTTTCGGTAGCCGCGGCAGGCTCAAACCGTGGGGCAATATCTGCAAAATAAACGGCTTGTTCGGCAACCCGTAGGCAAAGCTGATCACCACCGTTGTGCCTTCCTCCGGGAAGCCATAAAACCCCATCTCATTCCCGCCGCTTGGCACGGGTAAGGCCACGCCCAGTAACTGCGGCAGTAGAGGGTCTGCCTCGCCATCCGGCCCGAGCACCTCCAGATCAACGGCATAGCGTGGGCGAAAGTCGTCACACAGCCCTGCATCTGTTGGCGGATCGGCCACGGCCAGCACGCGGGCAAAGCGGGGCAGGTGATAGGCGCCGGCCAGCTCCGGGAAGCGTCGCTCAACAATGCGGGTTACGGCTTCTTCCACTTGAGGCCCATTTGCGCTCCGGTCAGCGTTACCGAGGTAATGCGCTGCCCTTGGTTGATAACTGCACCAGGTCGAAGGCCGGGCAGGGCGGCCACTTCGGCGCTTTGATTGACGTGGTAGTTATCGAGCAACTCTACCGGCAGTTGCAGTGCCGAGCGGCTCCCCCAAAAGCTGTCGGCCCAACTGCCCACATACACCTCGCCGTCGCCCTGCTGATGCCAGATAAAATCGGGAATACTGAAGACTTGGGCGAGGCTGTCCATTGCCTGGAAACCAGTACCCAGCGAATAAAAATATGGTGTCCGGACCTTGGAGTAAGCGGCATCCGGCACCCGAAAACGAAGGCCTGTCAGCCGGCTGGCTTCAGCCACTACCGCGCTCAAGTCCACATGACGTAGTGCCAGGGGCAGTGGATAACTCAAAATCGCTGCCAGCTCCCGGCAAAACAGTACTTGTTCATACGGGTTCGCGCTGGTGCAGCGCTCTATATAGCCGACAAAGTGCCGCTGTAAGGGCTTGTCGTTGTAGCCCAGATCCAGAGTGACCAACCCGCGCACCGGCGCTTGAGCCTTGATCGTCAAGCTGGCTCGACCGGGATTGCGCAAGTCCAAACGCACGTCGTGGTGCACCAGATCGAAGGGCTGGCCGTTGATGCTGACCACCACATGCACCTTCATTGCACGGGTCCCAGGTAGTCATCCACGCGTTTCAAAATGCTCTCAAATCCGCTTAATTCGGGGGTGTTGGCCTCGGATTTCACAGAGGGATCGACCACACTGTTACCGCTGCCGACCTGCTGGTTAACCTTGCTCGCCGGGCGCCGAGTCTCGACCCGTTCCGGGTTCGATAGCTTCTCGCTGAGCGTGAACTGCACCCGCCAGGCTGCCAGGCTGTCGTCTTCTCGGGCGGTAATGGTGTCGCTGAAATTCGCCTGTCGCACGCCGAAAGCCTCGGCAGTATCGTTGACCACTCGGTATGTCTTGCGCTGTCCGCCATCCACCGTGGTTTCTGACAGACGCATCAACTCCATCAGGTGTATGCGGTCGCGATAGGGAATCAGCAACGAGACCGTCAGCGTTTTGGGCTTGAACCCTTTGTGTGAGCTGTCGGTGTTGCTGGTCTGCCCGGACAGGTCACCACTCTCTATCCTCAGGTTGGCGGTCACCTTCAGCGACTTGCCGTTGACCTTCTGCCCATCGAGCAGCAGCGTCATAGACCCACCAGTTCCTGAACGAAACTCAACCCTTCTTTTGACCCCAGCAGTATCAAACCTGCGCACAGCACCCATTCATGGCCCGGCGCGTTGCCCGTCAGCAAGTCGCTGCGTATTTTTGCGTAGTGCCCGGGGCCAACCAAGCGCGCAACCATGGCCGCGTCCGGATTCGGGTTCGGCAATTGGTCCTGTAAATTCTTTAGCTGCTGATCGCGGGCAGCAACCTGCCTAGCTTTACGTGCAGCCAATGCTGATAAATCGGCCAGCGGCGAACGGCCTGCCGTGTAGCTTTCCAGTCCTGCCAGTTGGCCGGAAAGCGATTGCTTGGCCGCCTTGGTGATCGTGCAGTGCTCCAAGGGCAGGGTTCCCCAACGCGGTAGCGAAGGGGCGCTGGGCAATAGCCACTTTTCAGCCTCAAGGCGCGATAGATATCGGGCGCGTTTCTCACTACGCACCAGTTCGGGCATTGGCAGCAGGGCATTGAAGCGTGACAACGTTTCGGCTAACTGTTTGTAGTGGATGGCCCGGAATATGATTGCGAGGGCGTACTGATCAACCCCAGCTTGCCGTTCAAGTGAGCCGTCCAACAGCTTATCGCCGAGCAATGCCAGCAGATTGGGCGCCGACAGAAAACGCTGATACCCGCGCCCTTGCCCGACGCCACTTTGAAAGGGGGTAATGACTAGGCAGGTGAGTGCCTGCCCCATCTGCTCTGTCATGGCGACACGGCCAGCTTCGACAGCAGCTTTTGCAGCAGGCCCTACCGGCCCAGGGTTGGTGGTGGCCAGTCCGCCGAGGCTGGCCAGTCGCTTGGTGGTGCCCGCAAGTTCGGTACCGGCCATTGCCTTTGCTGGGCCTAAAGCGTTCACCCACTGGGTAGCCTGAGCGGGCCAGTGCAGGGTGACGGGTGCCCAACTCATGCCGAAATATCCCATTCGATCGCCTGCATCGCAGCCAGGTCCCTGTCAGAGAGACTACTTGCCAGCGCTTGTTTGAGATGATCTGCCTGCTGCAGGGCTGCTTGTTTATGGGCCAGCAAGTGCAGCCCGGCAGCGTGGAGCTGTTCGGCTGTGTGTGCACTGTAGGTTTTTTTGTCGTCGCTGCCGTAACAGGGAAACAGAGCGTCGAGCCCGCTCAAGATCAAACCGGTGAGGTTCACTTGATCCTCAAGCAGGCTGTCGTAGCGGTACATCTGCCCTAGGGCGTTGGAACTGAAGCCGGACTCTATGTGACGGGCACAACGACTATTAATCATCACAAGCTTTTGCAGGTAAAGCTTGGATAACACGGTGTCGAGGTCATCGACCCAGTGGCCGTTCCTCCAGATCTGTCCTGACTGAGGGCGCTGTACGGTGTGGCCGTTGGGAATAGGCCCTGTACCGCTCAACGTCAATGGTTCGCCTGTGCTGGTGTTGTAGACGACCAAGCCGTCAAAGTAGTCCAGCAACTGCCAGCGCTTTCCGTGCCAAGCTTGGATTTTGCCAGCCGGTGCGTCGGGCGGCGGCACCTCGACACAGCCGCCGGGTAACAGAAAAACGCCAAGTTCAAGGGGCGATTCATCGGCATGCACAGGGCCAACGTATAAGCCCAGATGATTTGTTTGATACACCGTTTTTTGGGGCATATGTGGGTCTCAGTATTTGATGCAAATCAGCAGGGCTTGGTTAACAGGTCGGGACTCAGTACCACCCGAGGCCCCGACCGAGACAGTGTGGCTGTGCACCCCAGCATGCTGAACGAGAAGGGTATGGCTGTGCGTGCCCGCATTGCCCATCTGAATCGAGTGCACATGGGCACCGGCGGGCTGGGTCTGTTGAACGCCGTAGTGACTGTGACCACCGCCGAAATTTCCGCTGTCGAGATTGGTGTAACCCATATTGAGGTTGTGCCGGTGTTCGCCGGCGCTACTGGTGGTCGCTGTATGGACGTGGTCGCCGGTTGAATGGGTGCTGCCGGCATGGTTATGGCTACCGGATTCACCGATTGAGGCCGTATGAACATGGGAGGCGTTTTGCCCGGTCTGGCGACTGCCTAAAGCACGGCCCGGATCGATGCCGCGCCCGTCATCAAGGCCTCTGATGAATTCACCGCGACTGTCTCCGATGTTGAATGTGGTACTGCCGTCTCCCGCACCGTAACGGGTGCCGATAACCGCAAATAACTTGGCATAAACCGTTCGCGAAACGTTGGCGCCATTGCGTTTCAGCCATCCCGGCGGGGCGGTCTGCATATCGAAACTGGCGACCATACCCACCAAAGAGTCATTGATCTGCTGACTCAATTTTTTCAGAGCAGCCGTCGAGGCCAGGATATTGCTGCTGTTGGTGGCCGGGTCGTCGCTGATTGCATTGGGCAACTGATCCAGGCCCACATCAGCTTTGGTGGTAGCTCTGGCGCGCAAGGCCTTGTAGTCGCCATCTCTAGAGGCAAAGTGCTGCACCAACGGTTCGTTGATGGCCTCGAATGACCGTAAATCAGTCACCGTTGCTGAGTTGGGAAGCCTCGCCAGGGGTATCAAGTAGTGCTGCACGGCGGCACTGTCCACGTAGTCCGCCAGATCGGCGCCCCACATGACGTGCCATTCAACGTGCGCGCTATTGTCTTGACGCTTCAAGGCAACGTCCAGCCAGGCGATGGTTGGCAGTGTCTCAGGTACCACCGACAGCACGCTGGCCAGCTCTACCCGAATCCCCTCCAGATAGGCCAGCCCGGGTTGCAATTGATAAGTACCACCGGCATTCACCAGTTGCAGGCTGTTGCTAAAAAAACACGCCCGGCCAAACACATCTCGATTGGAGCACCGCTCACGCTCATCGATATCCTGCAGCCGCACCGTAAAGTCGTGCTGCCAGGTACTGGCATCAACAGTGATAGCTGTCAGCTCTAGGGCACCGTCGAACATCACCAGAAAGTTGCGTGTAACGTTATTGCCAATCTGGTGCGGCGGGATATTTTTGCGCTTCTGCTGGACGGGCACATAAGCCACCGACAGCAGCACGTTTTCTTTGGTTTCCAGGCCGATCCAGTTCCAGTCGAAGTCCCCGATATTGCTGCCCATCATCAGGCTGTAGGCCACCTGATTGGGGTTGATAAACCCTTTCTGCGTGTAGGGAGCAGTAAAGACAAGCTGCTCTGCCGGTGGTTTGGGCGCGTCGCGATCCACAGGTGCTTCAGGGTCTAATTCCGGCACCAGGGCCAGCACAAAGCGTACGACCTTTAGCACTTCACCAGCGGCCTGCTTCTGAGCAATCAGGCTTTCCCCGGCTTTGGTAATGGCAGCGGTCATCGAACAGCCTCCAGCAGCGTGGCGATAAGCGTTTGCTGATCGTCGTTAAAGTCAGCCACGGCGACGTGCACGGTCACAGGGGTAATGGTCACAAAGTCATAGCGCCGGCAGGTACGGCCGTACTGCTGCACAATCACGCGCAGCAGCTCCGGGTTGTCGGAAAGCTGAGAGTCGCTGAGCTTGAGCAGCACCACGTCCCAGTCCCGATCGGGCAAGCGTTCATTGATCTCGACGTACCCCACACCCAGGCGGTGGAGAATCCGCATCAGGCCCGTGGTAGAGCCGGCATCGACTGAGTTGATAAACGCGAAGCCGACCCGCAGGCGGTACAAGGTCTCGGGCTCACCACGAAAACGGGTGATGTCCCGCTGCCAGGCGAGCAAGTCGAGAATGCTCAGGTGACATTTCTTGGCGTCCATCTGCAGCAGTGGCCATTGCATCCAGCCCTCCACCTTTGTCCACCAGGCGTGCGCCGCATTCTTGAGCTTGGTCAGCTCCTGTCCGCTCAGCCAGAACGGCAGCTCGAACTTAGGCAGCAAGGATCACCTCCAGGCTTTGGATTCTGGGGATGTTCATTTCTGAAAGGATGTCGGTGTTGGCAAAGTCCAGTGATTCGATCCGGGGGAACTGTGCGTGCAGCTCTTCGCCCAAGCGAGAAAAGGAGAAGCGCGACTGGGGCATGGTCAGGGTCGGTTGATAGTCACTGGCGGTGCTTTCGCGAAAAGCTGCGCGGATGAACTGGCTCACCTGATCTTGCAGTTTTCCCCGCTGCTCGGTGTTCAGGTTTGCCTGTGGCCACAGGCTTAAAACAATGTCGTGCCGGGTTTCAGGCATGACCATCACCAGCAGGTCGTCGCCGTGGCCATGGTTGCCCTGCTCGCGGATATAGGCGTTGATGGTGACCAGGTATTCGTTAGCAGGCACCCCGGCCTCAAACAGTACAAAGGCATTGGCGCTACCCGGGCCACGTGGCGCGCCATGCTCAAAAAACACCCCGTCCTGACGTACGCCCGAAAAGTTGGCGATCATTGCCCGGTACACCGCATCGGTGTGGTACTGGTTAACCGCCGAGAATTGGTTGCGGGTGCGCAGGCGCAGTTGGTCGTTGGGCTCGCGGTCATCGCCGGGCGAGGTCAGCCAATGGTCAGTGTTGACCACCTGAATAATGCCCGGTATCGGAACCGGCAGAATGGCGTAGTAACCCGGTGCCAGGTTAAACCCGCCGCCAGCGCCGATTGCCTCCACCGGAATGGCCAGTTGTAATTGACCGTCGATAAAACGGCCCGGCGCCGTGGTCTGAAGTTCGTAAACATGGCCGTTAATCGCCACGGACTGCACGCGGGTGCCCACCTCCACGTCCAGTGGGGCCGCCGCCGAGCTGCGGGTAAACAGCAGCTCACCCGCAGCCTTGGTCGCCTTTTTGCGCTCGATATTGACCGCCCAAGCGAGCATGTCCAGCCAGTTATCCACAGCCGTTTTGACAAAGAAGTTAGGCAGCACCGTCTCGATCATAAAGTCGACCAGCCACAGCACCGGTTTGGTGATCAGCGCTGTGATGATTCGCCAGAACGGCGACCAGGCGCTGGTGTTGCTGAGCTTGCTGCCTTGCTCGATGGCTTCCTGCTCCCAGGCTTTCTTCAGCTCGACCTCGGTGGTCGGGATACTGGCCTCGCGCAGGGCCTCTTTAAAATCGACGTCACTCACAGGCTCACCTTGATATGGCCGAATTTCATCGTGGTCGCCGTGATCAAGTACTCGCCTGGCTGAGCCGGATCCGGTTGAATAATCCGTGCCGTACCCGGTACCAACCGCACGTCCGCCTCCACCAGCAACTCCATCTGCTGAATGCAGTCACGTTGTTTGAGCCGGTCGCGCTCGGCCACCAACGTGACCAGCAAGCCGCTGTCGCGGATCATGTGCGCGATGTCTTGGGCAATGCTGGCTCGATCTTCGACCAACAAGGGTTGTTGGGATGCGTCGAGCACCAGGTCGTTATGGGCAATCAGCAGATCGATGTAATCACTCATCCGGCCAACTCCATCAAACCCTGCAGGTCGTGGGCAGTCATGGGTTTGTTGGTGTTGTATTCGAATTTCTCGATGTGCGTGCCTTTGTTCTGGGTGCTGTTGTTTTGAATACTGCTCAGCAGTCCACCTGGCGGCACCGATGTAGCGCGGGTGGGGGATAGAGAAGGAATGACGGCATTGATGGTTTGTTGGGCGCGTTTGGCCGCTTCAAGGCTGTCCAGATTAGGGCCTGCTGGAAGCTCGCCGAATCGGGCCTTGATGTTCACACCGGGGATGTTGTTGAGCATGGCAATCAGGCCGTTAATTGCACTGTGAAAGATCGCCACGATGCCGTCCCAGGCTGACCTGGCCATCCCTGACCAGCCGCCCATGGAGTCGAACCAATCGGACAAGGCTGTCAGTTGTTCACTGACCCACTTGAACGCGACTGTGCCCATCAGTGCGTCGGTCCATTTGTCCCAGAAGTGGACGGCAGCGACGAGCACCGCGACCAGGGCAAGCATGCCTAAAACGACCCACGTCACTGGGTTGGCCCACAGCGCCGCGTTGGTCAGCCAGATCGCTGCCTGCCAGAGCAGCATCGCGCCCCTGACCAGAGTCATCCAGCTGTAAAGCAGGACAAGGCCGGTCACAAACAGGCCGATCGAAAGAGTGTGCCCAACAATGCGCAAAGCCCCGCGCAGGTGCAGCAGGTTCCACAGTTTCAACAGGCCGACTTGCCCCACCATTGCCGTGCGCCAGATGCCAAACATGAAGGTCATCAGGGCCACGGCGGCAGTCAGTCCGACGACCGTTAATACGCCCAAGCCAATGACCCGGGTCAGGTTGGGAAACAGCGAAGTCCAGCGCACGAGTGACGTGCCGCCCGCAGCGAGTCGCTCCATAATGGGGTTCAGCGTGGGCAATAGCTTTTGGCCGAAGGAAATACGCACCGCCATGATGGCGCTGTCGAAACGCTCCCACGGGTCGGCAATGGTGCTGGCCATTTTTTCGGCCTGCTCCAGACCTTTGACCTTGCCCAGTTGGTCGATGCTATTTGCCAGATCGCCGGTTTTTGGGAGTAACTGTGTAATCAATCCCATGGCTTGTTTGCCGCCGAATGCCTTGCTGATCAGATCAGTTTCTGAAGCATCCAGCTCACCAAACTTGCCGTTCAGTTTGTCGAGAATATCCAGCATCGGCAGCAAACGGCCCTGACTGTCGGTAAACGACAGGCCAAGCTTTTGCTGTGCCCCGTAGGCTCCGGCCAGAAAGGCACGGTACTTGGTTCCGGCCTCGCCGCCACTCATTGTGGCCTGCAGCGTACCGAGAATGGCCATCTGTTCTGCGGCATCAATCCCGGCCGAGGCGGCACTGGCGCCCAAGGCGGTAAAAGCATTGCTCATACCCTGGCCAGTGGTCTTGAACATCTGCACGGCGGTGGCGGTTTGCCCGGTCAATTGCTCGACCCAGGCACCTTTGCCCATGGCGTCAGCCTGCTTTTGGAAGATGCCGTACATCGTGCCGACGTAGTGGGTGATCGTGCTGGCATCGGCCTTGGTGGCCTTGGCCAACAGGTTGGACGAGTGGGTAAAGGCTGCCAGCTGGGTGCCGGTAAGCCCGGCGATTGCGCTTTGAATGTCATAGGCCGAACTGACAAACGCCGTGGCGTTCTCGCCGTAAGCGATGCTGAACTCCAGCGATTTTTGATTAAGCAAGTTCAGCGCATCGGCAGTGACGCCCAGGCTTTGAACTTCGCCCAATGCCGCGACTTGCCCCAGTGCCGGGGCCATGGCTGCCTTCAAGGCAAAGGCAGTACCGACCATACCCGCCATACCCACGCCCATTTGTGTAATACCTCGTTGCCCTTGGCTGGCCAAGTCGCTGAAGCTGGTTTTTACCCTGCCCAGTGGCTGGCTGACGCGGTCGACCAGGCTGAGGATAAAGTCGAGTTTGCTGGAAACGGATGCACTCATCGCCGGGCCTCTTTAATCCTCGGAAGCGTCCAAGCCAGAAAGGCGCTCATGACAGATCGATACGTTGTGCTCGAGCATTTCACTGCCCAACCATTGATAGCCTTCCAATGCTGCCGCCAGTAGCGTGGTTCCTGACCCTGCAAAGGGATCGAGAATGACGCCGCCGCGCTCGCAGATCTTGACCACCTCACGCATCAGGGCTGTGGGTTTGCCCGTCATATGAAACTTGTCGACCCGGAGAATGGGTGACGAAAAACCCCAGGTAATACCGGGGCTTGACGAGAAAGAGGCATGCCTTCCTTGCTCCCCCAAATGATGTACTCGGCTTGTGAACGGAATCGGCCTGACTGAGGGCGCACACCTTCGGTCTTGTCCCAGACAGCGATGCCGCGCCACGTAAAACCAGCGGCCTGCAACGCATCGGTAGTCAGCGGGAGCTGTCGCCAGTCGCTGAACAGGCACACCGGGGCTCCTTGCTTCAGAACCCTGTACGCCTCTGAGAGCCACAACACGTACCAACTTAATTGGGAGCGCTGATCGCGGTTATCGCCGATGAACTCTGAAAACACGGTTTTCTGACCGTTTGAGACATATTTTGTAGAAGGTGATTGCTGGCGTGTACCCACATGCAGCCCGCCGCTGGAGTAGGGCGGATCGGTAATCAGTGCATCTATCGACTGGGCTTCCAGGGTCGCCAGAAATTTTAGGCAGTCGCCTTGGTAAAGCAGATTTTTCATCGGTTCTGACACTCTCTGTTCTTAACCTTTCAACGCCATGGCGATCCCGTTGGCGACGGCCATTTCCATGCGCTTCCAATATTCGTCTTCCAGCCATTTAGCCGTGCCCAAGTTGTCGGCCGTGGGTTCGTGGCCCGGTAGCCAACGCTCGACCAGCACCATCAATTGGCTCAAGCCGTCCTCGGTCAGTCGCTCTGCGCGGGCGAGGGCTTTTTTACGACCACTTCCACGTCCGGTGCGTACTCTTCGAGCAGAGCTCCGGCGAGTTGCATGGTCAGCACCGGGTTACGCAACAACGGGCGCAAGTCCGGCAACTGCTCTGCCTTGACGGTGTTGGTCAGCAGGTTGTTTGACGGCGCCACCTTGTTGCTCGGGGTGACGGCATTGAAGTATTTGGTCACGTCCTGGGGCACCAACGTGAAGGTAAAGTCGATCTCCCCGATGGTCAGGGTTATATCGCGTAGGCCAGTGATGTCACTCATGTGCGAATCCTTTTGTGCAGGTTGGAAAAGTAGGCGTTCAAACAGTTTTCCAGACGCTTTTCAAAGCGGTGCTCCAGCTTCTCCAGGGTCCTGTCGAAGGCCTCAAGGCGCCCGTTATGCTTGGCCATCTCGATGCGCAATTCCAGGTGTTCACGGCGTGCCGCACTGACTTGGCGAAACAGATAAATCTGAAAGCCGGCAAGGCCGGTCAAGACCACCTCCGTCATCAACAGCATGATGCTGATATGCAGCGGGGTAAGTTCCATCACGCTATCTCGGGTAGGGCAGGTGGGCGCGGCTGGCCCCAGTTGCCCCGCCCTGCCAGGCACACGGCTTTCCACATTAGCCAGGCCAGAAATTGGGACGTACCTTCCTCAAGCAAGGCGTCATAGAAGATCCGATCGGCCTCGCGTTTGGTGAACCGGTGCGTCAAGTGGGTGTAGATAAAGTCGTGCACCACTGAAGGTCGCCGGGTAGTGGGGCCCAGGCTGCCAACCAATCGACGCGCCAGGCGTGGCATGCTGGCCAGGTCTGACAGGTAGCCCACTGGCACCACGATCAGTTGCGATGCCAAAGGCTGAAGTCCTTTCGGAGTGTTCAAATAGCGGTAGTACAGTGGCTCAATCACCTCCCAGCGGTGATCCCCTGGGCGGTGGCGCAACTCCAGATGACTCTCAAAAGGCATAGGTCAGTAGCTCCCGTTCATCAGCGCAGTCCCTCTATCTCAGTGGCGTCCAGGTACGGCACGCCGTTGATGCGAATAAAGTCCGGGCTGGTGACATCGAACGGCACCTTGTGGGTGGATTTGCTGCCGCCTTTGGGGTCGATGTCCAGCAGGCTGGCAATCTTGACCTTGCAGCCGAAAGCTTCCACGCGAAGTTCGTCAGTGGCAGTCTTGGCGAAGAACAGGGTGTCGAAGGGTTCGAGTTTGCGAAACGAACCGGCGCGCCCCGCCGCTTCGATCAGCAGTGAAAAGTTGGCGCTGTCGAGTTCAAATTCCCCGCTGGCCGCTACGTCGCCGTCCACGTGGCCATCAGGCACGCCCTTGCTCTGGGCCACCGCGCTGTTGTCGGTAATGTCGAGAGACGCTTTTTCGATATGCACCTGCAGGTCGCCCAAGGTGACGTCAAAATTCATACCGCTGATACGTGCCATGGGTTACTCCTCGTCTTCCAGAGACAGGTCCAGCGCGATGTTGGCAGTCAGGTCTTTGGGGCAGTTGTACGGACGGATCTTTAAATAGGCTTCGATCGTCGTGCGGCTCTTCCACAGCAAGGTGATGTCGCCGTCTTTGGGCGGTTGGATATCGCCGGGGAAGAGCAAACCGGCAAAAGTTGCGCAGCGGGACATTTCACGTAGCGGGCGCATCAATGCCAGTTTGGTGGTGGCCATGCTGTTGGGTGTGCTGTTGACCTTGCGATCGGCCACCATCTGAATCAGCAAGATGCGGATGCGTCGGGCGGCCTTGTCGGCGATGCGAAGGTTTTCCACCACGGTGTAATCGCTGCCCGGTGCGTCCAACATGTTGGCGTCGCCCCAGAACACACCGGGGTAATCGGGGTAGGTCTGCGGTACCGAAAGACGGTATTTGTCCAATTCGGCCAATGTCGAGGACGGTAGAGGAATGCCTTCTTTGTCTACCGGCGTTGGGCCCAAGCCAATCAGTGCCCCAGTGGCCACCCGCATCGGGCTATCGGCAATGCTGACCTCGGCGTTGGCCAAACGCCCGGCAAGCACGCCCAGATTATTGCCGTGCAGTTGCGGCACCACCAGCACGCGGGGCGCAGCGGCCCCGTGGGTAATCTCCATCTGCGCGATGCGGTAAAAAGCCCAATCCAATGCGGGTGTGATCCCGGCACTGGCGGCCATCACAAATACACGTCGGCCATGGAAATTGTTCATTTTTACAGCGGCGTGATGCATGCTGAACAGCTCGCCACTGTTGGTCACCGGTTTAGTGATGACCACCGCTTCCACGGAAATATTGGCCTTTTGCGCCACGTCCAAGGCCACTTTCCAGTCGCCATCCGAGGCTAAAGGTAAGGCTGCGCATGCCCAACGGCTGCCCCCGTTTGAGCGAGCGGCAGTGATCTGGGTTTTCAGGTCACTGGCGGGCAGCCCCAGCTCGGTGTCCAGATCGCTTTGGGTATTGAGTGCTAAGAGCTTGCCGACGTTCTTCGACGCTGGGCCAATAAACAGAAAATAGCGCTCGATCTCTGTCACCGGGCCTTGGCCCAGGTTGAGGTTATTGACGCTGACTTTGCCTTGAGCCATGGGAGGCCTCGCTATCGTGGCGCATTAAGGGTTTGCTGCAGGACGGTGTTGACGACTTCACGGATGTCCCGAGGATCGGCGCCGAGCGCATCTCGGGCTGGAAGATCGATCTTCCAGCTTTGTTGTTTGCTCTGGCCCTCAAGCAGGGCCAGGATCAAACCGGCCTGGCCGCTCTTGAGGTTTTCCACGATCCAACTCAGGGACGGCCGTTTCCAGCGCTTGCCTTTACGGATTCTGTAACCTTCCCTGAGCAAGGCCCGGGCTTGATGGCGGGTGGCTGCTCCGGCGTAGTCCGGGGTGCTTCCTTGGCGGCGCATGCGGGCGGCAGTCATGGTGGTTGAAAGCCCGGTTTGGTGTTCGCCAGCAATGCGCGCGGTTCGGCGTTGGCGCCATCCCAGAACAGCCTGAGTAGCGGTGACCTGGGTCACTTGCAGGCGTTTGCCCAGACCACGCAACATCTTGCGTTTCCCTGATGCTTGGCGTTTCTCAAAGGACGAACCGTCGAGGTTACGTTGATCACTCAATCGTCGATGGTTGCGAGTACGCAGGCGTTTGCTGACGTTGTTCAGCAGCCGTCGACGTTTGGCCGCTGGCAGGGACAGCAACTGCAGTTGCTGCTCGGCTTCGATCATGCCGCGAATATCAACACTAAGCGTCGGGGCGGTCATGGTTGACGTTCCCCTGTTCCGCGACCCACAGGTCAAATGGCACAAATGCCCAGCGTTTGCCGAAGGCGTTGATCTCGCCATCGTCGGACTCGGCCAGATGCAGAGGTTCGATGAAGTCCAGCTGCAGCTCGATATCCGCAACATCCGGGGTGATTTGATCGATCTCAAACACCGGGGCGCTCAACGTGTGATCTTCACGGCCGGGATCGTTGACCTCTAGCCAGGAGCCCAGCAGGGCCATTAACCGCCCGGGACTGTCGGCAAAGCGCGCAATGACGATCACGGCCCGGTAGCGCATATCGCCCAGGTGCAGGCCTTGCTCGGTGGGCTTCCAGATTAATGTCAGCGTGACCTGCTCGGCCCAGCTGTCGAACTGCTCGGACGGGACCATAAAACGGTCTGCCAGGTCGCGGGACAAGGCCCGTAGCTTGTCCATCAGGTCAGTTGCGCCGTGATGCGTCCACGGCCCTGGATCAGGCGCACGGCTTGCTGGCTGAATGACAAGAGTGATTCGCGGGTGCTGGGGGCTTCTTTGGCCAGATTCTCGGCGGATTCGCGACGGATAAACGTGGCGAACTGGCCCAGCAGATAAGCCTTGGCCCGGCAGTACACGGCACGTTTGTAACTGACGACCATAAACGCCCGCTCGGGCAGGATCATCGGGTCGGCGCGGGCCACATTGTTGATACCGGCGGCTTGCCACAGGGCTTTACGGCGCGCCAGATCGGCATTGACCTCACCCATGGCCAGGCCGATACCGTCTACCAGCAGCTCCACCAGGTATTCAGCTGGCAGCCGGTAGCCTTTTTGAAACTCGGCCACGTCCAGATCCGGCCAAAAACCATCATTGGCGATCGGCTGGTCAATCAGCGTGGTGGGTCTACCGGAAAAGCTCATGTGAGGGCGCTCGTTAACGTTGGAAATAGGGCGGGGAGGCTGTTTCAGGTGGGCGCCGGTCATGACTGATGGCGCCGCCTTCACAGTTCCCCGCTGGGGGGGGAAGCCTGTTGTGGTTATTGCGTCCCGGCTTCTTGCCTGCGCAGGGCCTTGTTCGCGTCGTCCAGTTTGGTTTTTACACCGACCGACGGGAACAATTGGTTGGCTCGCTCAAAGTGCTGGATCGCATCTGCCCACCGTTCCTGGTCGAAGGCCATTAGCCCCAGGACTTTGTGGTAGCGCGCCGGGATTTTTTCGTACAACTGCCACTCGGTTTCAACACGCGGTAGTAACTGCGACAAGTAAGGCTCAGGACTGCGCCCGGCCTTCACCTCGCCATCAGCCCAATCAATCATGGTGTCCGCGATAAAGGTTGGGATGTCTCGCTTGAAGCGTTCCGGCATGGCTTGTTTTTGCACCATGGCGAAGTCCGCCAGATCCAGCGCCTGTTCGAACTGCTCGGTGTCGAACAGCCAGACCAGCACTTGCATCAGCACCGGGTTCGGGTGGTTCAAGCCCGACTCGCGGTAGCGCAGCACATACGCCAGGTACTTGGGCAACAGCTCTTCACGCTTGAGCCGCTGCCGGGCTTCCATGGCATTGAGGTCAGAGAGTCGGGCGCAGTCTTCGGCCATTGCACTGGTCATCAGAGCCAGGTGCTTTTGGGCATTGGCAGGACCCGCCAAGGCACTGCCGGGGGTGTAGGTTTCGCGGACGTTGCAGCTGGCGGCTGGCCCCTGGGCCAGTACGCGCTTTTTATGATCGAGAGCCAAGCTCATGAGGTCGGTGCCTCCTGAGTGTGGGGAGCTAATCGGGCTTCAGAAGTTACGGGCACTTGATCGGCTAAAAACTCGACGTTGGCTGCTTCGATGGCGGCGAACTTGCCCAACTGCTCGACCACATACCCTTCGTTGCGGCTGTTGTAATCCTCAGTGCGCGAGCGCTTTGGGTTTTCCAGCAAGTAACGCCGCCACGAGGTGTCCTGAAAATAGATCGACAGGTTGTCGAATGAGGTCACTACCAGGCCAGTAGCGGGGAAGTGCGGGCAGGTGTAGGACGGCAGGCCGCCGTAGGTCGCAACCACCTGGGCCAGCTCGACGCGTTCTTTCTCGGTCGGGGTGTGCCCTTGGGCGGCGTAGAGTTTGCCCTTGTCCTGGGCCAGCAGGTCGCGCCCGATGATTGCCACCAGATCACCGCCGTCCCGAAACTCCTCGTCGATCATCAGCGACACATCGAACACCAGGGCATCAAGGTTCGCGTAATCGCCAAGGCGCCCGATCAGGATTTTGCCCTGCGTTTTGCCCTCGGCCATCACCTGCTGTGGGGCTTGCTCTCGGGCGATTTGCATCCAGCCTTTGTTCACATCCTGCAGCAGCGGGTTGGCTGTGCGATCGGTGTCGGGTTTTGCTTCGACCCCGTGCCAGCCGATCATGATTCGATCCAGACCAATCTGGCGTTGCACTGCCGCACTGTACCGCTTGGCAAAGTCCTTGAATTTGGCCCAAGCATCGATGGTGGAGAATTTGAGCGTCACGTCGCTGTGGGTATCGAACAGCTCGTAGCCCAAACCGTTCAGGCCCAGCACGTTGCGCGGTTCGCGGTCTTTGCTGTCGGTGTTGGTGCGTCCGGTCACGGTGCCGTTGACGCCTATCATGACTTTTTCGCCCTTGATCTCCGTCACACCCATCACATTGATGCGTTGCAGAAAGGCCGAACTCAAAGTGATGCGGTCATTCAATGTCTGGGCCAGCGAGGGCTCGACGTTGAACTCTTCGCGGGCGGATTCGACACCGTAGGTGCGGGCCACGCTGGTCTGCAGCGCGTGGTAGGTCTGGCGCGCCTGGAGGCTGAGTTGGCTCATCAGTAAACAGGCTCCGGTTCGTCGGTGACAGCGCCAGTGGTCATGGGCACCTGTTGGCCCTTGCCCTGATTCAGCGCGGTGTTAAAAGTCTCGGTCAGCTTGTCCAGCGAGCCCTTGAGCTGATTGAATTGCGCAGCGCTGATGCTATCGCTGGCAACCGCTCCAGTCGTTGCTTCGGACGGTTTCGCAGGTGCGGGGTCTGTCGTTTTTTCGGTGGTAACAGGGTCAGTTTTTTGCGTGGAAAAAGTGGTGGCACTGGTTTCCAGGCGGGTGGCCACGGTCTCCAGTTTGTTCACAGCCGCAGCAAAGGCCTCGGCGGTTTTCGGGTCCATAGAGGGATTCTCGGGGGCGGTTGTTGGGGGCGCTGCTGGAGCACTGGATGTGATGGTTTGAAACAATCGCGTAAAGAATGAAAGTGCTGATTCGTCAGCTGATTCGCTTGCCAGCAGATCGCCCAAAGGTTCCAGCGCGCCAAAGTGATTGCCAGTACCGGCACGCCGGGAGAAATGCAGGCGTTCAGTGCCCAGGCTTGCGGGTTCATCGGTCACGGCCAGGCCGCGTAAGTAGGGTTTACCGGTGCCGGCGAATTGCGGCTGGATTTCGATGCTGGTGAACAGCTTCTGCGCTTCTTTGTTGAGCTGGAGCAGGCGGTCGTTGGGGGCCAGTTTGGCGAACAGCGCGACGTTCCCGCCGTCTATGTCTTCTGCTTTGACCTCGACCACGCTGCCGAAATTGCCCATGTAGCGAATGTGTTCAAACCAGATCACGGCGGTGTAGGTAGCCGGGTTATAGGTGTCCGCAATGTCGCGCAGGTCCTGTGGATCAATCGTGCGGCCGTCGGCGGTTTTGCCGCTGGTGGCGACACGTTTCCAGTCAGAAACAAGGGATCGTGGCATGGGCTGTTCGCTTGGGTGGGTTGCGTATGGCGCCACGATAGGCAGCCGCAACCTGGTGTACAAACGGATCCATTGCGGGCTGTTCCTATCTTCGCCAAATAGGAATGCGGAGGGATTTCGGCGCGGGTTTGCCGGGCGTTGCCTGCATAGACTGCGGTGTATGCCCTACTCGATTGAAGTCAAAGACACGGCCAAACGCCTCTATCTACGTCGTTGTAAGCCGCGAGAAATTCAGGCCGAACTCAAGTTGGCCAACGTACGGATCGTCTATTACTGGATTGCCAAGGGCGGCTGGGATGAGCTGCTGACGGACGAGGAGCCGCTGGCCGCGGTCAGCCGCAGGATCACCCTGATCCTGGAAAAGCCCGGCACCTTGGGCAAAGCGGAGCTGGACGAACTGGACCGGCTCACCACATTGCGCGAGCGCTTGTTGAAGCAGTGCGCGAAGCCCCCCCAGGCGCCCGATGCATTGTCCGTTGAGCCGCGAGCGCGGGAGGGGCCGAAAAAGCGCAAACCCAAGCCGGTCAAAAACGATATTTCCGAGCTGACCGAACTGAACTTCCTGGAGAAATTCACCAGCAAGCTGTTTGGCTATCAGAAACAACTGTTTGAGGCCAAACAGAACCCCCTGACGCGGCGCATTCGTAATGTGCTCAAGTGCCGCCAGTCCGGCCTGACCTATTACTTTGCCGGCGAAGCATTTATGGACGCGGTGCTGACCGGGGATAACCAGATGTTCCTGTCGGCCAGCCGGGCACAGTCGGAACTGTTCCGGGGGTACATCGTGGGGTTCGCCCGTGAATGGTTCGGGATTGAGTTGACCGGCAACCCGATCATTTTGAGCAACGGCGCCGAGTTGCGCTTTATGAGCACCAATAGCAGCACCGCTCAGGGGCCCCATGGTCACGTGTACATCGATGAGTATTTCTGGATACGCGACTTCAACAAGCTCAGCAGTTTGGCCGGGGCGATGGCCACCCATAAAAAGTGGCGTAAAACCTTCTTCTCAACCCCCAGTGCCGTCAGCCACCAGGCCTATCCGTTCTGGACCGGCGACACCTTCAAGCGTGGCAAGCACAAAAAAGCCAGCTTGCCGTTTCCCGGCGAGCCCGAGTTGCGCCAGGGCGTGCTCTGCCCGGACGGGCAGTGGCGCAAGATCATCACCATCGATGATGCCATTGCCGGCGGCTGTGACTTGTTTGATCTGGAACAACTGCGCCTTGAGAACTCGGATGACGTGTTCAACCAGCTTTACCTGTGCCAGTTCATCGACAGTACTCAAAGCGCGTTCAACCTGGTGGACCTGGAACGTTGTTACTCGGACCTTGTGCTGTGGACCGATTTCAACCCTGACCCCAAGGCCGACCGGCCCTTCGGCAATGCCCCTGTGTGGATAGGCTACGACCCCAGCCGCACCCGCGACGATGCTACCTGTGTGGTGGTCGCGCCGCCGCTGGTACCGGGTGGCAAGTTCCGGGTTCTGGAAAAACACTCCTGGCGCGGTCACTCGTTCACGTACCAGGCCGCCCAGGTCAAAAAATTATGCGAGCGATTCAACGTGCAGTACATCGGTATCGATGTCACCGGCGTGGGTTACGGCGTGTTCGATCTGGTGCGCGATTTCTTTGCACGTGCCACGCCGATTCACTACAGCCTGGAAACCAAGAACACGCTGGTACTTAAAGCACAGGACACGATCCAGGGTCGCCGCATCGAGTGGGACGCCGATTGGAGCGACATTGCCGCGGCGTTCCTGACCATCAAGCGTGGCGCCACGACCAGCGGCCAAATCACCTACAGCGCATCGCGCACCGACGCGACCGGCCACGCTGATATCGCTTGGGCGGTAATGCACGCACTGGCCCACGAACCTCTCAACGTCAACAAGAAGCGGCGCAGCCGCTGGTCAACCCTAGAAGGCAGCCATGAACGATCCCGAGCCACCGGCCACCCCAATGCACCGCAAGGTAAAGACTTACAGCTTCGGCGCACCCGAGTCTGTGCTGAGCCGCCACATGGGCGAATACATGGGGGTGTTCGCCAGCGACGACGGCCAGCTCTACACCCCACCCGTATCGCGCACCGGACTGGCCAAACTGCTACGGGCCAATGCCCACCACGGCACCATTCCGCGCTTCAAACGCAACCTGCTGCTGCGTGACTTCGTTCCCTCGGCCGGGTGCAGCGCCCAGGCCATGGGCCGTGCGGCGCTGGATTTTATGGTGTTTGGCGAGGGGTACTTTCAGCGCAAAACCAATGTGCTGGGCCAGGTGCTGGAGCTTGAGCATTTACCTGCATTGAACATGCGCAGAAAGGTAGGGGGCGGGTTTGTGCTGCTGTTGCCCGGGGGCAAGCAACTGCACTTTGACGAGGATCAGGTGGAGCATGTGATGGACTACGACGTGGAGCAGAACATCTACGGCGTGCCCGACTACCTGGGGGGGATGCATGCGCTATTGCTTAACGAGTCCGCCACGTTGTTTCGGCGCAGGTACTACAACAATGGCGCGCATGCCGGGTTCATTTTTTACACCAACGACCCGAACCTTTCGGAAGAGGACGAGCAGCGTATGCAAAGCCAGATAGGGGCGAGCAAAGGCGTGGGTAATTTCAGGTCGCTGTTTGTGAACATCCCGGGAGGCGGTGACAAGGCGATTCAGATCATCCCGGTTGGGGATATCGCGACCAAGGACGAGTTTGAGCGGGTCAAGAACATCACCCGTAATGATGTGATTGCGGCCTGGCGCATGAACCCGGCACTGGCGGGGTGCATGCCGGAAAATGCGGCGGGGTTTGGGGATGTGGAGAAGATCGATCGGGTGTACACGAATAACGAGATACGGCCGATCAGGCAGTTGTTTTTGCAGGTGAATGAGCGGCTGCGTAGGGATCGGGGTGTTGGTTGGGCAGATAGCTGATGATGTAGCGTTACGACTGTTTGCATGGATGACTAGCAAAACTTAGCGGCTAGCCCACACATTGCAGCGCGGTATGAGGAACCATATTGGTGAGGAAATTCATGTCAAACCACTTCCACAGCGCGAGAGTTATGCTTACTCCGCCCATGACCAATGGCGCAATATGATCAGTAAACCATGGGGTAAAGAATGCACCTCGTAAAATAACGAATGCTTTAACGGGCCAGGTTATAAGCGCACTCGGTTCATAATTGAGTTGGGCAAATAAAGTTCTATACGGATCCGAGAGACCATTTTCAACGACTTGAAATTGCGCTTGGAGATTCATATGTGCACGAGCGGCCCGGGTAATTTGGTGCAGATCGGGAGCTTCGTCGCCATGATGCTGTTGATTTTCCTCAACAGTACTGCGTCCAGTCGCTTCTCCACTATAAAAGGCGGATCCTATTTTCTGTGACTGCGTGCCATTGCTAACAAGCTGTTCTTCCCCAATTTTAGTGAGAGCTCGACGTTTCAACCTTACTGCAACCCACACCAATGATTTGTCGTAAAGCTCATTCATAGGTCCATCGAAGTACAGGCCAAGGCGTGGCACTCGCTGGTAGTACCTGAACCAAAAGTAGATATTCACCATTGCCAGCACCAGCCAGGCGCTGTCAGTACGTTGGTGCAGCTTTATCTCATTGCCCATTAGGGTGAACTGAGTCAGATCAGCCCCGAAATACCAAAGCGATAGGACCAGCGCTGAATACGTCAGCAGGAAGCCACGTGCCTTCTTGAAATCGCCTTCATCATCCATCGCTGACACCGCATCCTATTGAGAGGCTGGATGCTAGCAGTCCTCTGTCGTGATGGCATCTGGCTATTTAAATTGATGGAGTTGCCTGCGATTTTTAGGCGCCCGACGCACTGCATCGGGCGCGAACGGCTTACTGCGGCTCAGGCCCCACCGGCAGCATGGCCTGGAGTACATCGTCGAGAATTGCTTTTCCCATCTCACCCAGGTAGTGCGAAGAAAACGCGTACTTTTCCCCATCCGTATCCAGGGCAGCATCAAGCGACAGGACCTTGGCGTAGTAGAGCAGGTTTGATGCATGTTCAAGCGCTTCCCGGAAGGGAATACCGGCATTGACGCGGAAGACTTTCATATCGCGCTTTCGCTCTGCGCAGTCTGCAAAGGTTACGGCACCTATGGTGGCTGCTTCAGGTGGGGGGCTCATTGTTGGCCTCCTGGGAATAGGAGGGCATGAGCTGGGATGACAGCTTGTTTCGAGGTTGTTTGGTACTGCATAAGCTTGCTCCTTTGGTACAACCAAAAAGAGCTGCCATTCACGATTCCAAGCATGAGGGTGGCAGCTGTACGCAGGTTGGAATCCGAGAAGAAGCGACTCGGCAGGCACAAGGCCTCCCACGTACAGCCGCCAAAAAGCACAAAAAACAGACGTAAAAAAAGCGTCTGCTGATTGCTTGGCGACGCTGTAGCGTCTTCTTTCTCGGGATTCCACGCCCGGTCACTGGTGAGCAGTGACGGTATAAGACTAGCGTGATGACCAGTTCAAGGCAATGGATGATCGAAAACTGATTGTGCAGAGAGTTGATGGCGTTTTGTTAATGTAGGGGAGGGGCCTGGATACAGATTATTGGAGGTAACTGGCTGGGTGATTCCAGAACTTAAAGCGGGGTTGGTATTTGTTAAATGTTCGCTTATTAAATTAGCTGCAGTCGTAACCTTCAAATTCGATATCTTGATTAAAAAGTTTAGCTGTTTTGACTCCCATAGCATTGTCCCGCTCTAAGAAATACGCTGCCAACTCATCGAGCTCGTGAGGCATCTCTTCGTTTGGATTTGCGCCGTAAGTGATGAAAGCATTTCTAAATAACGGATACGCTTTTGGAGTAAAACTCTCGCAGTCTTTAAGGGCTATTAGATCGGCGAGGGTTTTATCCTCAAAGAGAGCGCCGAGTCCTTCTTTGGAGAACGTGGGGCGATCCATTTCAGCCGATTTGGCGATTAAAATAGTTCTTAAACACCATGCAAGTCTTTTGTTAAGGAGGTAGTAGTCATGGATGTACTTTGAGTGTGCTACTAATGCGTAGCCCAGTTCGCTTGCGTTAGTTATTTCTGCAGAGTAATCATTTTTTTTACGGAAAAAGTTTTTAACTTTTTCGAACGTGCCGTTGGGATCATATGCTACCTTGCCTTCTAATGTGATGTGCAGAAAAAACAAGTCCCCACCTTCCGCTCGTGCAATTGCTTGGCTGAGAGGATAGCAGGCAATATTTGTAGTGCCCTCAATAATCATTTCATACCGATCGTCATCAGTGATTGCGAACAGGTCTGTATCCGAATCAGCCGAATGGTCTTCGCGAGCACGGCTTCCGTAAACCACAAGAGAAAGAATAGGCATTAATTAACCCTGCTTATTCTGTTGATTATCGTGGGGACGAGTACTGCATACCACCAGAGCCCGAGAAATGCGTTTATTCCATACCAAATCTGCATGTCCTCAGGGGTGTTCGCAAGCGAGTGTTTGGTGTAGCCGATCAAGAATGTTATATCAAAACTTTTAATTAGCCCTTGTTCATAGTCGTTCTGGAGATATCCATAGTAGAGTCCGAAAACGGATGTCAGTAGTAGTCCGATGAAAGCAGGGCGGGCAATGCTTTTTCCCCAGCTGTTGAGCGTGCCGGTGATGTTTATAAGTAATATTTCAAGCCAGGCCGAACACCAATTTATCATATGTTTAAGCTGTTTTTTTTCATAACGCAATTCGTATGTTGATTTTTTGATTTTGCTTTTTAATGATTGGTTTAAATAGGTTTTTAGTGCGCCGAAGTAAGCATCCTCGTCGCCATGGTTTTCGGCATTTTTTAAAAGGGTGCGTGAGAATTTAGCCTTGGTGCCTTCAAGCCGCATTATTTGGTGCGCAGGGTTCGTGCCATTTTGGCTTAGTGTTTTTTGGTCTAGATTTGTATAGGCAGAAGCGATGAAGTTGCCAGGATTGGAAATCAATGTATTAGGGAGTTTTGTTTCAGTTCCACTAAGGGTAATATCTACCCATTCGCATTCATAGAAAATGCAGTCTTGGAATTCGGCAAGTGTGAAGGAGCATTTGTCAAACTTGCACTTGCTGAATTTTACTCCGCGCCATACTGATCCTCCAAAATCGCATTTGAAGAAGCTGCATTTTGTAAAAGAGATTTCTGTTTTTGAAATTTCGCCGACGAACTCACCATCAAAGTTGCAATTATCAAAATTTACGGGTGGGCATTTGAATCTTCGTAATCCGCGCGTTACTGTATATTTATCTAAGGCGGTGGAGGTGAATAAAAGTTGAGAGGGACCTTTGTTGTTGGTAAAGTCCCAATTATGAAGTGCCAAGTTTAGTTCCTGGCCAGTATAAAGACAGTCCCACCAAGATCTAGATCTTTTTAGGGAATTAGACGCTACAGGCCTTTCAACGTCGTCCATTACTGTCATTTATACATTCCATGAGAGGTCTTTGATGGCCCTATGATATCCCGTAAGCGCTCATCCACGATAGATACAAACATGATCATTACGCGAGTAGGAGCAGAGATATGCGCGTTTCTTGCAAAGTGTGCGGAGCAAGAGGACGCATCGCCTCCCGCGACGAGCTGTCATTGGAATTCGCCCGCCTCTACTGCCAATGCAGCTCCCCCCAATGCGGCCACACGTGGGTAGCCAACCTGACCTTTTCCCACACCCTGAGCCCATCTGCCCAGGCGGTCGATCGCTTATTGTTCGACCGTCTGCGCAGCTTGTCCAAGATCGAGCAGCGTGACCTGTTCGATCAACTGGGAGCGGCTTCCTCTACGTAATCTCGTAACAACGCCTCGGCCTGTTCAAAGCGCTCCAGTTGCGTTGCGCCGTACTCAATCAGGGCGAGCCTGGCGCGTTGTGTCAGGTGTAGGTCAGCGCTTAGCAGGGCGATTAGCAGCTCAAAACTGTGGCCGCATTCTTCGAATTCTTCCTGCACTTTTAAAACGCTGGCTGTGGAATTCAACACAACGATTTCTCCTTATTCGATGGTGTTTTCCGGTAGTTTAATGACAGGTTTTTCCCCAGTCAGTGGCTTGTTAATGTGCGGATGTAAGTAGGTAGTATCTTCATCAACTTGACGAAAAGGCATTCCATAGCCAGCCGTTTCGGCCTCTTCTCTCTGCAATTAAAAATGTGCTTATCTGCGCAGTTTTGCTTTGACCCTGAAAAGCACGAAGGCTCTAAACTGCGGTTTACAGCAATCAGAGCAGGGCGTGATTACCTCACGCGGGGCTTTGCTGAAGTTAAGCTGCTGTTTTATCTAATTACAAAAACAAGGACGCCGGGGCGTCCTTGTTTTTGCTTGTTACCTGGGAATTACCTCGGCTTTAGGTGATAGCTCAAAGTGTTCAGGGTGGGTGTGATAGCTTTGTGCCCGCTGCTGCTGGGGTGCTGTGCTTACATGGTGAGGTTCCTTGTGTGGTGGCAGGTGTCGGGGAGGTGCGAACTCCTCGGCACCATCCTTTCTTAGCTCTGCTGCAATGGACTGGCGGTGAATACCGGTCGTTGTTCGAAGCGCACTTCAAATAGGCCCAGGTCGCGACCCTCTACGTTGTGCAGATGCACGATGGTGATGAACGTCGGGTCACTGTCGGGGTGGGCGCGCCAATGGTCGGCAGCAACCAGTTCTGCCAGGTCATTTGCCGTGCAGTCCTCGACGTACCATGTGGGCAGGGAAAGGTGGCCGATCAGGTTATTGGCTCGGTAGTGCAGGTTCATGGCTTGCCCACCTCGGCCTCAAGTTCAATGACCTGCTTGAGCAGGAGTGCCAGGACGAGTGGCTGGTGTTCCTCGGTTTTGGTGAGGTAGCCCAACCGCAGGACACTGACGCAATCTTCAAACACCGGTACATCAAGTAGTCGCAGGTCGGTCAGGTTTATTCGGCAATGGCTGTTATTGACCAGGCCCATCAGGAATGAAGTGATGGTGCGGCTTTGGCCCGTGGTGCTTTGGGCGATCTGTATCAAGCGCTGTAAGGCTTGCAGCCCATCGTTTTCAACCGCTTGCCGGTAGCGCTTGTAGGCCCCTGCACTCATACCGTGGAAGTGGTGCTTGGGTTGTTGGGGTCGCAGCGTGCGCCACTGGCCGATCAACTGGCGCCAGATATCTCCACCGCCTTCGACGCGCTCATGTACTTCAACTTCGGGCGCGTAGTCCATGTTTAGCACGCGCAGGCAATCTTCAAAGCGCCTCAATCCCAGATGGTACAGCTGAGGTAATTCGAAGCGGTATTCGGCCCCATCGTATAAGCCCAGTAGAAAACGGCCGACGACCTGGCCTTGCGCGGTGTGGCTGAGGGCCGTGGGGATCAGCCGGTTCAGCGCACGGGTGCCGTCGATCACGATGGCAGGGCGGCGCTGTTCGTAGGCCCATAGGTTTATCAGTGATTGTTTCATTGAGTCACTCATGCTCATGGTGTTGCTCCTTTTTCAGTAGGCAGGGGATAGCTCGCGGGGAAATTTCCGCGCATGGGTGGATTGGGTCTGGAATGTTTGAACGAGAGGCGCAGTGGCTAGGCTGGAAGCCTTGTGTTTGCGAGCTTCAAGTGGCTGCGAAGGCAGTTCGGTGCAAATGGAATGTGCTGAACTACGGGGCTGTATGTAACGTGCTGTAGGCCCCGTAGTTAAAGGCGTACACCAGTTTTTAGTCTGTGGGGTGCGAACGGACTGCAAGTGGAATGGAAAGTAGTGCAGTGCCTTCCACTGACATTCCAGTCGTGTATTTTTGTAAGTTGTTGAGTTCATTTATAAATACCTTAATAGTTCAAAAATTACAGACGGCTTATGGGTCAACACGCAGACTCACTGGTAAAACGCAGGCAACACTTCCCCATGGACGACAACGCCATTGAATTCAGGGGACTCAGGGCTTCTTGAAGATCCAGCAGTTGATCGTGCGTCGTTCAAGCCGGGAGTAGGCCTTGCGGGTCGCTACGAACGTGTAGGTGGTGCTTTGCGGCAGGGCGCGTTGCAGTTGGGCCCGTGTGAGAACTTCCTGTGCAGCCTTGCGGCAGGCCTCCTGGAAGTGCTCGATGTTGATGGCCACCACGCCGCGCTCGCCGCTGTGGTTGAGGGTTTGGTGGGTTTCTTCACGGGTGCCGTTGTTGTCGGTGATCGTGATCACCCGCTCGTTGAGGTAGTGGTAGATCTGCCAGAAGGTGGCGGCGTCGGCCGGCTCGGTGCGGCAGCGCTGTTGGCGGGCAATGGCGCGTCGCTCCAGATGTTTGGCCAATTGCTCGATGTCGGCGTCTGACCAGGTGGGGAACAGGGCCCGGGTGGCGTAGGCGGCTGCCAATACCTGCGCATGACAGGTCACGATGCGTGCTTCGGTGATCGCCGCCACGTTCTGCAGGCGCTGCTCAAAACGCGGGAAGGCTTCGAAGAAGCGTTCCAGCCACTGCTGTTCGGAGGCCAGGCAGCGGCGCAGGTAACCGCCCAACATCTTTGCGTTCATGCCCTTGAGCCGATCGGCTCGCGGCTTTAGAGCCAGCGAATGGTGTTCCTTGGTCGCGTGTAACTCGACGATTCGGGACAGGAACGCCTCGGACGCGTCGACACTGTTGTTTTGCGATATGCCCAGTGCACCACGCCAATGGGAGGTGCGAGTCTCGTTGCCGGTGGTTTTGGCGCCGGTAACACGCAGGGTCGCGTGGTGGTCGAAGAGGTGTTTGTATTCGTCCCATTGGAATTGCAGGACGACTTTGCGGCCTTGGCTGTCGGTGTGCTCTTTGTCGGACTCAATCAGCATCACCGGCAGGTTGCTGACCTCGCCCAAGGTACGTGACAGACCGATCAAGCTGGCCCCGGCGCCGCTGGGTTGGATTCCTTCGTAGTTTTCGCGACCGGTGAGTCTCCACAGGAAGCGCAGCAGTGTGGATTTGCCGGCACCAGGTTTACCGGTGAACTCCAGGATCGGGAATGAGGACTGTTTGGCGCCGATCTGCTGCACGAAGTAGGTGGCGGTCCACCATGACAGGATCGCCAGGCCGTTGAGCCCGTTGACGGCCAGGAAGTCCTCGAACCATTCGGGGTCAAAGTCCTGGCCACGTTCAATTCTGAAGTTGCCCAAGGTGGTTTTAACGCCGTTGCCTTGGATGTCGATGAAGCCGTGGCTGTTGACCGGCAGCTCTTTGCCTTGATGAAAGCCAAAGGAGGGGAAGCAATAGAGTCCGCAGGTTTCGTCGTAACCCACGAATGGCAGGCTACGTACGGTGCGTACCGGGCGGTGTTCGTCGTTGAACCATTTGTTTTTGAGGATGGCCAGCACGGCCTCGCCCCCTTCGAAGTTGCCGCCCGGGGTGTGCTCGAGCAGTGAGCGTGCGAACCCCCGCGGGTCGGTGATGGCGTTGGGGGCCAGGGGTGCCTTGCAACTGCGGGATTTGTCCGGGAACTGGAAGTCGAAGAAGTAGCGTTGTTCGCTGGTGACGATGTCTTTTTCCAGGTACTCCAGGTTGGGGATGCAGTTGGCTACCTGTTTGATTTTGGCGTGTTTGATGAATATCTCGCGATTGCCTTCGACCTTTTCTTCGCCCAAGTCTTTGCTGAGTTCGCCCTGATTGACTCTGGCCGAGTACAGGCGGTTACGAAATTCCATGAGGTAGAGCGGGGCAGGTCGGCGCAAATAGAGCAGGTACGCCAGTTTGCTGGGGTTTGCGGCGGTGAATAACCGACCGCGGTATTCGGCGTTGGCCATGAACGCGGCGTCTAACTGACCGTCTCGATAGACGTCGTCCCAGTCACGTGGGCCTGCAAGAGCGACCCAGGCAGTCTCTTTTTGTTCACGCAGTTGGTGCAGGTATTTGGGGATGTAAGCGTGGCCGGCTTTGTCGTCGTCCAGGGCGATGACCCAGGTGATGGCTTGGCCTTTGTGAGCCTCCACAACCTCCCAGGGGAAGTTGTTGCAGCTGATTGAGGCGATGGCCTTGAATCCGGCCAGGTGCAGCGCAATGGCGTGGAAGATGCCTTCTACGACGTAGATGCGGTCGTGCTTGCCAAGGGTCATCCCGGGCGGCACCCAGCCGTTGCCCTTGTATGTCATTTTGGCCTTGATGCCTGCTTTGTCACCGTCGTTGGCCGCAACGGCAGTGGCGTCGATGATCCGTTCCCAATATCCATCACAGAGCGCAAAGCGCACGGTGGCGGCCCATGTCTGGTCTGCCAGCTTGCGCCGGCCTTGGGTGTACCAGCCTGTCAATTTGCTGATATCGAAGCCCCGGGTGCGTTGCAGGTAGGCATCTGCGGTGGCGTTGGGGTTGTCGACGGTTTTGGGGAAGCGCTGGCTGAGGTTTTCGAAGAGGTCGCGGTAGCGGTCGTGGGTTTTCTCGGTGAATTGGCAGTTTTCTTCTCGGTTGCATTTGAGGACGTAGGGCTTTTCCAGGCTGATGAACAGACGGCGCTCGCCGCATTGGGGGCATTTGCCCTTTTGCAGGGAGGTGCTGTTGATGCGCTGGAAGTCCAGGTCGGCGTCGTTTTTAAGGGCGTCGATGACATCGGTTTGGTAGATGTCTTCGAAGAGTTTGGGATCCAGTCGTGTGTGTGAGGTCATTAGCGCGCCCCCTTTTTCTGAGTGCCAGCAACGCGATCAGACTGGTCGGCCGCCTCTCTGGCCAAGTGGATCATGTTGATGAAAACAGTTCCCTTTTTACCCTCGGTCTTTTCCTTGATGAGGATCATCCCGCTTTCGATCTTGTGACGGACCGAGCGCTCGCTGAGTCCGGCTCTGCGTGCAAATTCGAGCGGGGTTACATATGGCGTGTCGATGACGATCTGCATTTTGATAATCTCCACGGAACATTTTCTGAAAAGGTGTACACTCGCGACCCAAATCTATGGTCGCGTTCGTACACCTGTCAAGGGGGAGACTATGGAGCTTTTTGAAAAGTTGAAGGCGATCCGTCAGGCAGAAGGCCTGACGCAGGCGCAGTTATGCGCTGTGACGGGAATCAACCTGTCGACGTGGAAAAGTTACGAGTTGCAACGGCGCAAGGAAGTCAGCTCGTTGGAGCTGTTGAAGATTACCGGGCACCCGCAATTCAAGAAGTACACGTTGTGGTTGATGTGCGACGAGGCGGCGCCGGAGTGCGGGCAGGTGAGCCCGCTTTAACCATGGAGCAGGGATGTGCCTATAAGAAAACTGGAAGATGGCCGCTATGAGGTGGATTGCCGTCCAGATGGGCGTCATGGGGCGCGGGTGCGGCGGATATTCCGCACAAAGAACGAAGCGCTGAATTATCGCAATCGTGTGATGGGTGAGGGTGCCCGGGGTACGTTTGAAAAGACGCCCAGGCACGACACACGCAAGTTGCAAGATTTGGTCGATCGCTGGTTTGAGGTGCATGGGAAGAGTCTCAAAACCGGCAAGCAGCGGTTGGCGTCGTTGACGAACATGGTTGAGCGGATGGGGAATCCGAAGGTGGTGGAGTTCACGGCCTCCACCTTTGCCCAGTATCGAGCAGATCGGGCCGCGGGCCTGCACTCGCGCAAGACGCCTGGAAAGGGCTTTGTCAAAGAGGGTGAGGAAGCCAAGGGTGTGGGGGCCAATATGCTCAATCATGAGCTGGCTTACCTGAGTGCGGTGTTCAACGAGTTGAAGCGTTTGGATGAGTGGACCGGGGATAACCCGCTGGCGAATGTGCGCAAGCTCAAGTTTGATGAGACCGAGATGGTCTATCTGCTATCCGACCAAATCAAGGTATTGCTGAAGGATTTGCAGGCGCGAAATTCTGATGCGGCGTTGATTGCTGAAGTCTGCTTGGCAACCGGCGCAAGGTGGGGAGAGGCTGAGGCGCTGCTGGTGCATCAGGTTCGTCATGGGCTTGTTCATTACAGCAAGACGAAGTCCAGCAAGAATCGGTCAGTGCCCATATCCAAAGACTTGGAAAAGCGCCTGGGTTCGTCTTTGCCCTTTACCAGTGCATACAACACGTTCCGCCGGTCGATTGAGGCCGTTGGGATAGATCTCCCTGATGGCCAAATGACTCATGTTTTGCGCCATACGTTTGCCAGTCACTATATGATGAATGGTGGGGATATCTTGACCCTGCAGCGGGTGTTGGGGCATGCAACTTTAGCGATGACGCAGAAGTATGCGCACTTTAGTCCGGGGCATATGGCAGGGGTTGTTAATTTGAATCCTCTGGCTAAAAAATAATAAAACTGAGGGAGTGGTAGAGCGATGGATCAAGACGATAAGAAGAAGCAGCGTGGGGATGCGCTGAAGAAGATGCAGGATTTTTTTGATAAAAGCATGTATGCCA